TCTACAGGCAATGAAACGTTCTTTAGTTTCTATAGTTCCTGCTCGTTATTTAGTAGATTATTTTGATACTGATAAGGTAGAATATTTTTCTCATGGGGTTGATGTTAATAAATTTTATCCAAATGTATCTCCTCCTATCAATCATAGCCTATTAATGATTGCCAATAATGGATTAGGTGGTTATGGTTCATACGATAGGAAAGGATTTGAATTAGGAATTAAAGCTGCTATGTCTCGTAATTTACCTATTACGATTGCTGGTCCAAAGAATAATGAAAATTGGTTTAATGATAACCCATGGGTTAAAGGTTACCCTAAATTAAACATTATTTGGGAACCCTCGAATGAATATTTAAGACAAATTTATAATTCACACACAATATTTCTACACCCCAGTGAATTAGAAGCTGGACACCCTAACTTAACTTTATTAGAAGCCGCAGCTTGTGGTTTGCCTATTTTAGGATGGATAGAAATGGAAACTGGATTTCATGGGTTGTGGAGAGCACCTCGTGATTTAAAATTGATGCTTGATGGGTTAGATTATATATTAAAGAATTACCTTGATATGAGAAACAGTGCTACAGAACACGCCCAAAAATTATCATGGTATAATCGAAGTATAGATTTGATAGAATTGTTTAAAAGAGTTATATGAAAAAAGAATTGATTGAAGGATACGAAACCACTCAAATATTAAACCTCCCCTACAAAGAACCTCAGAATACATTTTCTTATCATTTTGTAGATGGAGCTACATTTGAAGTAAACGGTCCTAAAAATAAAAAGTATAGAGTAAAATTTATAAATCCTCTAAAAAATGAGGTAGTTCATGAAACTGTTATTTCAAATAATATGTGGACTAAAACTTCATTAAAATATTTTATACCTTGGGTTGTAAAAGTTTATGATGAAGAAACTAATGAATTATTAGATACTCATACTTTAAATTTAAAAGGTAGAAGAGTTTATGTTCATCTTGATTCTAGTGCTTTAGGAGATACAATTTCATGGTTCCCATATTTAGAAGAATTTAGAAAAAAACACGACTGTCACCTTATAGTATCTACTTATAGAAATAACTGGTTTAAAGATAACTACCCTAATTTAGAATTTGTAGATCCCGGTGAAATGGTATATAACCTATACGCTAAATATGGTATAGGATGGTTCTACGATGAGTCGGAAATAAACTACTCAGCACACCCTATTAATCCTAGAACTATCCCTTTACAACAAACCGCTACTTCTATTTTAAGTTTACCTTATAAAGAAATTAAACCTAAATTAAACATCCCCGAAAAACCCCAATTAATTGAAGGTAATTATGTAGTAATAGCCCCACATGCTTCAGCATTAGCTAAATATTGGAATTACCCAGGTGGTTGGCAGACTGTTATTGATTATTTAAATGAAAAAGGATATAAAGTAGCAATGATAACTCATGAAGCTTTAGGAGATAACTGGCATGATTCTAAATTAGGAGGAACATTAAAAAATGTTATTGATAGAACTGGTAGTTATCCTATAGAAGATATCTATAATGATATTAAACACGCTAAAGCTTTTATAGGAGTAAGTAGTGGATTAAGTTGGTTAACCTTTACAACTGATACCCCTGCAATTATGATTTCAGGATTTTCAAAACCCTATACTGAATTTCAAAATTGTGAAAGAATTTACAATCTTGACTCTGGAGTATGCTCAGGATGCTTTAACCGTGAATGGTTAAACCCCGGAGATTGGGAATGGTGCCCAGATCATAAGGATACTCCTCGCCAATTTGAATGTACTAAAACAATCAAACCCGAAACTGTAATTAATTCTCTCAATAAAATTCTTAATATTTATTAACATATGGAAACAAAAGTTTTAACACCAACAGAAATTAATTCTTTGAAAAGTGTTAATCAAAAGCAAAATGATTTAATAATTTCCTTAGGTCAGCTCGAATATGAAATATCTCTTTTGTCTTTTAAGAAAGAAAATTTAAAAGAAGATATAAAATCATTAGAAAAAGAAAGTGAAGCTTTAGGAAAAACATTAACAGAAAAATACGGAGACGGGAAAATCAATCTTGAAACCGGAGAAATAATGCCTCTCTAAGATTTAGTTACATTTTAAAGGTTACAAGATATTTTTACGAAAAAATCACATATTTATAATAAAACTAAAATATAACTTTTAAAATGGCAGAAACTTTAATTTCACCTGGGGTATTAGCTAGAGAAAATGACTATTCACAAATAACTCAACAGCCTGTTACCGTTGGCGCCGCTATTCTAGGTCCTACTGTAAAGGGCCCTGTAGAAATTCCTACAGTTGTTACTACCTATTCTGATTATTTAAACAGATTCGGTGGTACATTCATTAGTGGTGGGCAAGAATACAGTTATTTAACCTCAATCGCTGCTTACAATTATTTCCAACAAGGAGGACAAAGCTTATTAATAGCTAGAGTAGCTTCTGGTTCATTTACTTCTGCTACAGCTTCAATTAGTAATAGTGAAACAGTAACCGGTACAGAATATGCTACAGGTTCCTTCACTTTAAATGCTGCTTTTGTAGCCGGAGATGAAGTTCGTCTTACTACACCTGATTCTACTTTATACCGCTTTATAGCTTCTGATGCTCCAATCCCAGCAGATGATGAAGATGGTAAGTTATACTTTTATGCTACAGGTTCAACCGCTACTGCTACTGCTACAAACTTAGCAGCCGAAATGGATGCTGCGTTAGATGGTTTATTTAATGTAACTTCTGCTACAGCTGATCTTATTATCTCTTCTTCAGCTATAGGTACAACTTATAATGGAACTACAGTTGCTACTGGTTCTGCTTCTACTTTCACAACTCAAGTTACTTTAGCAGGTGGTAGTAATGGCTCTGGAACATCAGTAGCCTTTACTTTAAAAACTATCTCTGAAGGTATCATAATGAACAGTGTTAGTACAGAAGGTACTAACGGTATTTTACCAAGCGGTTCAGTTGATAACGTAAGATGGCAAGTATTAAATTCTAATACAGGTTCAGGTACATTCGACTTATTGATTAGACAAGGTAACGATACATTTACAGATCCTATCGTATTAGAAACTTGGACTAACTTATCACTTGACCCAACTCAACCAAACTATATCTCTAAAGTACTTGGTGATAGCTACCAAACATACAACTCTACAGAAAATTATGTTCAAATAGTTGGTAATTTCCCAACTAATTCTAGATATGTGTATGTAAACTCAGTAAACAGCCCTACTCCATTCTATTTTGACAATAATGGAAGTCCAAAATCTGAATATACATCTTACATCCCAAGTAATGCTAGTGGTTCATTTGGTGATGCTACTGGTACTATCTTAACAGGTACTGGTAAGTATTATAACAACATTGCTAGCACAGATACTCAAGGTTTAGTAGGTGCTAACTATAACAATATGATTAGCTTAATGGCTAACCAAGATGATTACAAATTCAACGTAATCTCAGCTCCTGGTTTGAACATTGCTAATAACTCTTCTCAAGTTACCACTTTAACAAATAACATCCAGTCTAGAGGTGACGCTATTGCAGTAATTGATACTAGAAACTACGGTGCTACAATCGCCGAAGCCACTACTTCAGCAACTGCTATTAATAGCTCATATGCTGCTACTTATTGGCCATGGTTACAAACCATCGATCCAGGCACAGGACAATTAGCTTGGGTACCAGCTTCAACAATGATTCCAGCTGTATTTGCTTACAACGATTCAATTTCTGAGCCATGGTTTGCACCAGCAGGTATCAACAGAGGTGGTTTAGATACAGTAATCAGAGCTGAAAGAAAATTAAGCCAAAATGATCGTAACAACCTTTACACAGGTAATGTTAACCCAATCGCTACTTTCCCTGGACAAGGTGTTGTAGTATACGGACAGAAAACATTACAGAAAAAAGCATCTGCTCTTGATCGTGTAAACGTTAGAAGATTGTTGATTGCTGTTAAGAGTTATATCTCTCAAGTAGCTAATAACTTAGTATTCGAACAAAATTCAATTTCTACAAGAACTAACTTCTTAAACCAAGTTAATCCATATCTTGAATCAGTTCAACAACGTCAAGGATTGTATGCGTTTAGAGTAATCATGGATGATTCCAACAACACTCCAGACGTAATCGATAGAAACCAATTAATCGGACAAATCTATCTCCAACCTACTAAGACTGCTGAATTCATTTACCTCGACTTCAACATCTTACCAACTGGAGCTACTTTCCCAGCGTAATCTTTTAAAAGTTGAATATTTATAATAAAATAAATAAATAAAATGGCCGTATTATCATCAAACGAAATATTTTTCACCGCTTTTGAACCAAAGCAGCCTAACAGATTTGTCATGGAAATGGACGGCTTCCCAGCTTACATGGTTAAGGGTATTGGAGCTATCAATTTAACTCAAGGTACAACTGAATTGAACTACATCAACGTTCAACGCTTTGTAAAAGGTAAAACCACTTGGGGCGAAGTTGAATTTACATTATTTGATCCAATTACTCCTTCAGGTGCACAAGCAACTATGGAATGGGTACGTTTACACCACGAATCTGTAACAGGTAGAGATGGTTACTCAGACTTCTACAAGAAAGATTTAACTTTCAACGTATTAGGCCCTGTAGGTGATATCGTTTCTCAGTGGGTTATTAAAGGCGCTTTAATTACTAGTGTTACATTTGGTGATTACAACTGGGATACAGTTGATGCTGCTGTAGAAATTTCAATGACTGTTCAACCAGATTACTGTATCTTGAACTTCTAATAGAAATTTACATAAATTTAAATTTGAGCTTGGCTTTGCCAAGCTCTTTTTTTATATTGTATTTACTATAAGAGAAGTTCTTTGACATTTAATACTAAACAAAACTATGGAAACACTATCTTTTACTTTAGGTGTATTGGCAGTGATTGATTTATTGATCGTTGCAGGTACGTTTTTGGTCTTAAAGACATTAAATATTACTCGCAAAAAAGCGGAAAATACACAAAGACAAACAGAGCAGACTCAACGAGAGCTAGAAGCTAACGTTAGAGAACTACATTATGAGGTAGAACGCTACCGAAATGATTTATATAATGAAATTAAAAATGTCGAAAACAATGTTGTTCGACACACCGACTCTCGAGTCGATAAACTAGAATCTAAAGTGTATAAAGATTTCGATCTAATTCGTACACAAGGGCGTAAATATTAATAAATAATTCGTCAAAGACTTCTCTTTATAGTATTTATAAACATATTAGTTATAACAAATAAGCTATGGCAGACTTTAAATTACCTACTGAAATAGTAGAATTACCATCCAAAGGATTAATCTAC